ATTGCCGGATGGGACGAAACCCTTGCGGGTATTGGCTCAAGAGAAAGTCGAGGCCGACAAGCAAGTCCAGCGAATTACCGAACAAATCGCCGAATTGCCGATCGCCCGTCAGCAGATCGTGACGGATTTGGCTCGCAAACTGACAAACATCAGTGACCATCTCGCATCAGCAGCGGAATACGGTGCAGCGACGGCGCATCGGCTCTCTGGCATTGCTCACATGAAGATTGGCGAGATTGATGACGCCAAGCCGCTCGACCAGCAGAGCATCGAGACGCTGAAGGGCATCGCGGTCCTCACGAAGATGGCGAACGAGTCGAGCGAGATTGCAGTGAATCTGCTGCGCGCTAACAAGGAAACGATCGACGAGCTGAACAAGCCGCGCGATCCGAAGAATGACGTGACGCGCGTCGAACTGGTTGCAATGGATGACAGCAGCAGCGCGCATTGAGCTTCCGCGCAAGCTGATTCCCGTCTTTGACGGGCCTGCTGACGTTCGCGGGGCATACGGCGGGCGGGGATCCGCCAAGACGCGCAGTTTCGCGAAGATGGTCGCGGTGCGCGGATACGCATACGGGCGAGCGGGCATCACGGGCATTCTGCTTTGTGCCCGGCAGTTCATGAACTCGCTCGAAGACTCGTCGCTTGAGGAATGCAAGCGGGCGATTGAGGAAGAGCCGTTTCTCGCGGCCTATTACGACGTTGGCGAGCAGTACATCAAGAGCCGCGACGGGCGTATTTCATTCGCGTTCGCTGGCCTCGCGCGCAACATTGCTTCGGTGAAGTCGAAAGGTCGTGTGCTGCTTTGCTGGGTGGATGAGGCTGAGCCTGTGCCAGACGTCGCGTTGACGACGCTGATTCCTACGCTGCGTGAAGAGGGCGACGACTGGAACGCCGAACTGTGGATCACCTGGAACCCGGGGCGCAAGACAGCGGCTGTCGAGAAACGCTATCGCAACAGCAAGGATCCGCGCATCAAGGTCGTCGAGCTGAACTGGCGCGACAACCCGAAATTCCCGGCGAAGCTCGAGCGTGACCGGCAGCGCGATCTTGAGGAAAGGCCCGAGCAGTACGACCACATCTGGGAAGGCGGTTATGTGACCGCGCTGGAGGGTGCGTACTTCGCAAAGCATCTGGCGAAGGCGAAGGAAGAAGGCCGCATCGGCTTTTTCCCGGCCGATCCGCTGATGACGATTCGCCTTGTGTGCGACATCGGCGGTACCGGCGCGCGGGCCGATGCGTTCGCAATCTGGGCGATGCAGTTCATCGGGCGCGAGATACGCGTCGTGAACTACTACGAGGCCGTGGGCCAGCCAATCGATGCGCACCTTGCCTGGTGCCGCAAGGAAGGCTACACGTCTGATCGCGCGCAGTTCTGGCTACCGCACGATGGCTCGACGAAAGACAAGGTGTACGACGTCTCGTATGAGTCAGCGCTTCAGGCGGCTGGCTACACAGTCACAGTCGTGCCGAATCAGGGTAAGGGCGCGGCGATGGCGCGTATCGAGCGCGTGCGCCAGCTGTTCCCGCAATTCCGCTTCAACGAAGTGCCGACCGAAGCCGGTCGCGCTGCGCTCGGCTGGTATCACGAGAAGCGCGATCAGGAGCGCGGCATCGGCCTCGGTCCTGAACATGACTGGGCGTCGCACGGATCCGATGCATTCGGGCTCGGCGCCGTGATCTGGGAAGAGCCGCAAGCATATACACCCATCAACTATCCGGACATGAACCACGCGTAATGGCCACGAAGACCAAAATGACCGATGACGAACTGGGTGCGCTCGTTGATAACGAGATTCGCCAGTCCGTCGCGTACGCGGGCAGCAAGCTGTCGGAGATGCGCCGGAAGGCTGAGTACTACTACCTCGGCGAGCCGGTTGAGGATCTGGCGCCTCCGCCGATCCCGGGCCGCTCGCGCGTCGTGTCGACGGACGTGTCCGACACGATCGAATGGGTGCTGCCTGCGCTAATGGAGATATTCACCGCGGGCGATAACGTCGTTGAATTCAAGGAGCGCCGCGAGGACCAGGAAGACGCGGCCGAGCAGACGACCGACGTTTGCAACTACGTGTTCTATCAGCAGAATCCGGGCTGGGCGATCCTGTACGACTGGATCAAAGATGGCTTGCTGCAGAAGAATGGCTTCCTGAAGGTGTGGTGGGAAGACAAGATCGACGAGACGCGTGAGGAGTACCGCGAGCAGACGCTCGTGCAGATGTCGATGATCCTGCAGGATCCCGAGGTTGAGCCGATCGAGCACACCGAGTATCCGGACGTCAACGCCATGCAGGCGGTGCAGGCTCAGTATCAGCTGCAGGTCGCGCAATATCAGCAGGCCGCCGCGCAAGCGCAGGCAGCCGGCCAGCCGTTCAATGCTCCGCCGCCGCAGCAGCCGGACATGTCGCAGATTCCGACGCTGCACGCGTTCACGCTCAAGCGGACGCGCAAGAATGGCCACGTATGCATTGAAAACGTGCCGCCAGAGGAATTCATCGTCTCGCGGCGCTCCAAGCGAATTGGCGATGCACCGTGTGGACACCGGTCGCAGAAGACGCTGTCTGACCTGCGCGCGAAGGGCTACAAGAACGTCGATGATCTGTCGTCGGACAGCGATGGCGATCTGAACGGCGAGCGCATCCAGCGCATGTCGTGGGACGACGATTACGCATGGAGCGGCAACGACAGCGACGACAATCTCGACCCGACGCAGCGCATGGTCTGGGTCAACGAGATGTATGTGCAGGTCGACTATGACGGCGACGGCATTGCTGAATGGCGCAAGGTGACGCGCGTCGGCAATGTGACGCTCGACAATGCCGAATGTGACGGCCCTCCGTTCGTGACGTGGACGCCGGTCCGCCTGCCGCATCGTTTCTTCGGTCTGTCGCTGGCAGATCTGGCGATGGAAGCGCAGCGCACGAAGACGTCTATCTGGCGCGGGATTCTGGACAACATCTACTTCCAGCTCAACGCGCGCACGAAGGTGCTCAACGGCAAGGTCAACCTCGACGATTTGCTGACGAACCGCCCGGGTGGCATCGTGCGCATGGATACGCTCGACGCCGTGCAGCCGCTACAGCAGGGCCTGTCGGATTCCGGCAGCGCATACCAGGCGCTCGAGTATGCCGACGCTGCGAAGCAGGACCGTACCGGCATCACGAAGTACACGCAGGGTTCCGACGCGGACACGCTGAACAAGACGAAGGGCGGCCTGGAGAACATCACGAACCGCGCGGACATGCGTGTGAAGCTGATCGCGCGTGTGTTGGCCGAGACTGGCATGAAGGATCTGTTCCGCCTGATCCAGAAGCTGCTCAGCATGTATCAGGACCGGACGATGACGCTCAAGCTGCGTGAGAAGTGGGTCGATGTTGATCCGCGCGCGTGGAAGAACGACTACGACATGGTCGTGAACGTCGGTCTTGGCACGGGGGACAAATCGCAGGTCATTCAGCATCTGACGATGCTCGGACAAGCTCAACAGCAGGCCCTGTCGATTGGCGTCGCGACGCCGAAGAACATCTACAACACCCTGAAGAAGGTGCCTGGCGCATTGGGTTACAAGAACGCCGACGAGTTCTTCACCGATCCTTCAACGGAGGAGCCGCAACCTCCGAAGCCTGATCCCGAGATGGCGAAGATTCAGATGCAGCACCAGTACGACATGCAGGAGCTGCAGCAGAAGCAGCAAAACGTTATCGCGCAGAACGCCGCCGAGGCCGCGCGCAGACAGGCAGAACTCGACGCCGACATTGCGTTGCGTCGCGAAGAGATGATGTTCAAGTACGGCATCCATCCGGCGCTCGAGGGCATCACGTTCGTGCGCACTTACCAGCAAACCAGCGGAGTGTTGAATGGATCAGGAGATGCAGGAGCCCAACCTGCTATTGGAAGCGGACCGGGGGCGCCAGGCGCAGGACCTGTTGGAGCACCCCCTGTTGCAGGAAGCCCTGCAAACCCTCCGCTCGGAGTTCAAGGAAGCGTGGGCCAACAGCCCGGCGCGGGATTCTGAGGGGCGCGAAAAGCTATGGCAGCTACACGCGCTGGTCGGAAAGTTCGAAGCGCATCTGACGCAGGTGCTTCAGACAGGGCAGTTGGCGAGACTCCAACTCGAGGAACAGAGCCGGCTGGAACGGATGACGGAAAAGATGAATGGAGTGCTTTCGCGCTTCACCTCCTGACCGTCGAACAGGAACACAAGCATCGTCGGATCGTTCGTGTATGGCATCCGGCGGCAAGCATCGACCTTTGGCATGGTGCGCACGGCTGCGCCCCGATTGTCGAGGGTGATGCTGCGTATCAATGGAACAACGGCGAGATAGTCGCCGCATAAGAGAACCCAGTTTGAACCCAGCCCGCGTGGAGCGATCCCGCGGGCTTTTTTATTAACCGTTGCCGGACGACTCCACCCCAAGGGGCGACGACTCTGTGCAGGAGATGGAAGTGAATATTTTCAAGTTGCTCGCCCGGTACTTCGGCGCATTCATGTTCCGCGTTGGTGAAGACGGCTCCGGCGGTGGTGGCGCTGACTTCGCTAATAGCGGCGAAGACGCAGGGCAAGACGACGATGTAATGAACCATTTGACCGAGCTGGTCGACGGTTCTCAATCTACCGGTGAAGAGACGCCGACGGACGACAGCAATGTCCATCCCGACGCGCAAACTCAGCAGCCGGCGAACGAGGAAACGTACGTCATCAAGGTAGATGGTCAGGAGCGCACCCTCACGCGCAGCGAGATGATCGCGACGGTCCAGAAGGCCGAAGCGGCTGAAGCGCGCCTGAAGGAAGCGACGCTGGCACGGCAGCAGGCCGATGCTGAGCGCACTCCACTCCAGCAGGAGCGAGCGCAGCTCAAGCAGGTTCTGGACGTGTTCGTGCCGCAGTTGCAGCAGCTCCTGCAGGTGGACCAGCCGAACTGGGATCACCTGTTGCAAACCGATCCGGCCGAGTATGTGCGCCAGAAGCATGTGTGGGATCAGCGCGTCGCGCAGATCAACCACGCAATGGCCGTGCAGAACCACTTGAGCCAGCAGCAACAGGCCGAAGCCGCTCAGCGGCAACAGACCTACGCGGCTGAAGAGCAGGGCAAGTTGCTCGGCGCTCTTCCGGATTGGAAAGACGCCGCCAAGGCGAAAGACGAAGCCGGCGCGATCGACACCTTCCTGCGTGACGCGGGATTCGGTGACCAGGAGCGCAACGGCATCGTCGACCACCGCGTGATTCTGGTGGCTCGCAAGGCGATGTTGTACGACCGAATGATGCAGCAGCAGTCCCAAACGACACAGCGTGTCCAGAAGCTGCCGCCGAAGACTGAACGGGCCGGTAACGGCATTCAGCCCGGCGACGGACGCACGGCGGCGATCAAACGCCACGCGCAGGCAGGCACGGTGGAGTCGGGGGCTGATGCAATCCTCCAATTCCTCTGAAATAGGAATCTGAAATGTCCGCACCGACAAATACCCTCCAGACGTACCAGGCCGTCGGCAACCGTGAAGACCTGACCGACGTGATCTATCGCATCTCGCCGACCGACGTGCCGTTTATGAGCGGCATCGGCAAGAACAAAGCGAAGAGCACGTTGCACGAATGGCAAACGCAGGATCTCGCCGCTGCCGGCAACAACGCGCAGGTCGAAGGCGACGATGCGACGGCTGATGCAACGACGCCGACGGTGCGCCTGAACAACCGCACGCAGATCTCGCGCAAGACCGTGATCGTGTCGGGCACGCAGGACGACGGCATGGATCCGGCGGGCCGCAAGCAGGAACTGGCCTACCAGATCAGCCTGAAGGGGCTCGAGCTCAAGCGCGATATGGAATTCGCGCTGACGCAGAACACGACGACGGTCACGGGCTCGTCGACGGTCGCTCGCCAGCTGCGCGGCCTCGAAGGCTGGGTCGCGACGAACAACGATCTGGGTGCAACGGGCGCGGCGCCGAACTACAACACGAACACGGCGCCGACGGACGGCACGCAGCGTGCGTTCACGGAATCCCAGCTGAAGAACATCATCCAGCTGTCGTGGGCTCAGGGCGGCAAGCCGAACGTCGTGATGCTCGGCGGCACGCAGAAGCAGACGTTCTCGACGTTCACCGGCAACTCGACCCGTTTCGACAAGGGCGAAGACCGCAACCTGACGGCGGCGATCGACGTGTACGAATCGGACTTCGGCCCGATCAAGGCGGTGCCGAACCGCTTCCAGCGCGCACGCACGGCCTTCGTGCTCGAGATGGGCCGCTGGAAGGTGTCGTACCTGCGCCCGATGCGCACGACGCCGCTGGCGAAGACGGGCGACGCGGAGAGGCGCATGTTGATCTGCGAGTACACGCTTGAAGCAGGTCAGGAAAAGTCGGGCGGCGCAATCCGCGACCTGCTGTAAGAAACAGAGTCTCCATGCGGTACTTGGGGCGTCCTTCGGGGCGCCCTTTTTTATTGGGGCATCGAAATGCAAACGCAGATTTTCAAGACCGGCATCACGCTGACGACCGGGGCGGCGTCGGTGAGCGCGACGCTTCCGACGACGACCAACAACACGCCTGCCAAGTGGGTGCGCGTGTCGGCGACGGCGGCTGCCTACGTGAAGCTCGGCGCGGCCGGAGTAGCGGCAGTAGCGGGCGATGTGATGGTGCAGCCTGGCGACTCCATCAAGCTCGCGGTTTCAGGCACCACGACCATTGCAGCGCTTCAGGTATCGGCGACCGGCACGGTTCAGGTCAGCCCCTGCGAGGAAAGCTGACATGAGCCGGGTCTTCACGCGCTTTCACTATGCGCACGAAACCGACACGACAGCGATAGAGCGCATTCAGGACTGTACGCCTCTCGTCGACCATGCGACTGCATTGCGCAACGAAGGCCTCCACGGCGATAAGGAAATGCGCCATGCAGCCCGCTTTCCGATGGTCATTGTCGAGCGCTACTGCAACGAGAAGGGCATCACGTTCGAAGAGTGGATGTCGAATCCGGCGCATGCGAAGGCCATGCTGAATGATTCGGCGCTCGCAGCGTTCCGCGTTTGGGAAGGGCGCGTCTGATGCCATTCCAATCCTATTCCGACCTGCAGGCGTCGGTCGCGCGCTGGCTGAAGCGTAACAACCTCTCCGACGCTGCGCCCGACTTCATCGCGCTCGCTGAGGCGCGGCTGAATCGCAAGATCCGCGTGCGGCAAATGCGCACCTGGTACACCGTCACGCCGACGCAACAGTTCATTACGCTTCCGGGTGACTACAACGAAGCGATCCGCCTGACGTACGGCGATCAGAAGCTGGATTTCCGCTCGGAAGATTCGGCTGAGCAGTGGATGGAAGAACGCGGGTTCGGCAACGAATACACGATCGCGGGAAATCGCATCTGGTTGCTGACGGCTGTCGACGGCACGACGAAGTTCACGCTGCACTACTACCAGCAGATCGAGGCGCTTAGCACTTCGAACACGTCGAACTGGCTGCTAGAAGACGCGCCGGACATCTATCTGTATGCGTCGCTGCTCGAGGCAGAGCCGTACATCAAGAACGATGAGCGCATTGCGGTCTGGACCGCTGCGCTCACGACGGCGCTGCAGGATCTCGAAGACAACGACCAGTCTGGCCAGTATTCGGGTTCGGCGCTCACGATGAAGAACAGCTGATATGGCAGGCGGCCAAGCATTCATCGGCTTCGCGCCGGACCTCGACCCGACGACGCCGGGCGTGATTCTGGACTGCGCTGCACTGGTCCCGTCTGTGCGCGGCATGCGCGCTGCTGCGTCCCCGGTGAGTGCCGGAATGCCTGCGCTGTCATCGGCCGCGCTCGGCGGCTCTACGCTCGTTAAGCTCGACAACACGAAGCGGCTGATCGTCGGCACGACGACGAAGCTGTTCGAGGAGGGCTCGGGCGCATGGAATGACGTAACACGCGCGAGCGGCGCTTATTCGACGCCCGCTGGTGGCGCGTGGCGATTCGCGCAGTTCGGCAATGTGACGCTGGCGACGAACAATGCGGATGTGCTGCAGTCCAGTCAGACGGGCGCATTCGCGGATATTGCTGGCGCGCCGAAAGCGGCGATCGTCGAAGTCGTCGCGGGCTTCGTGTTCCTGTTCAACACGACCGACGCGGTCAATGGCGCTCGTCCCGATGGCTGGTGGAACAGTGGCCTGTTCGATCAGACGATCTGGACGCCGAGTCAGGCGACGCAAAGCGCAAACGGACGCATCATCGACACGCCGGGCGACATTCGCGCCGGCCGCGCGCTTGGACCCGACATCGTGGTCTATAAAGAAACGTCGATGTACTACGGCACCTATCAGGGACCGCCGATCATCTGGGCGTTTAACGTCATCTCGAACCAGATCGGCGCGCCGTGTCAGGAGGCCGTGGTATCGATCGGGACCGCGCATCTGTTCCTCGGCAACGACAATTTCTACATCTTCGACGGCACGCGTCCGCAACCGATCGGCGATCAGGTCAAAAACTGGTTCTTCCGAAACCAGAATCCGCAGTTCAAGCAGGTCGTGCGCAGCGTGCATGATCGGGCGAACAGTCTCGTCTACTGGTACTACGTCAGCAATCAGAGCACGGGCGCGATCGACAGTGCGATCGTCTACAACTACAAGACGAATCGCTGGGGGAAGGCGGACCGCGCGATCGAATGCGCCGTCGACTTCATCAATGGCCAGATCACGTGGACGGGGCTCGGAACGCTCGCTAACCATTGGTCCGACCTGCCGCAGGTGCCGTGGGATTCGCCGTTCTGGACTAGCGTTGCGCTTCAGCCGTCGATCATCGACACCACGCACACGATCCAGACGCTGACCGGCTCGGCGACGCAGTCTTCGCTCATGACGGGCGATTTCGGCGACGACGAAGAGTACTCGTTACTGCAATACGTGCGGCTGCGCGCGGCTCAAGACCCGGCATCGGCGACGATGACCACGCAGCATCGCGACACGTTGGGTGGCACTTTCACGCCGGGCGTGAGCACCACATACGCCGACGGCAAATTCGACGTTGACGTGTCCGACCGCTATCACCGCGCGCTGATGACGTTCCAGGGCGACTGCGAGGTGATCGGCTACACGCCGAAGCTCATTCCGGACGGTCAGGCATGAGACTCCAAAAGCCTCAACTCCCGTCCGCGCCGGGCAACGACAAATTCGGCGCTGATCTCGTATTCAAGGTCAAGCAGATATTCGGCAATGTCATCGACCAGCTTAACAACCTGAGCGAAGGACAGGTGTCTGCCGCGACGAATGCGAGCACCGGAGCGCCGACAACCGGGACGTATCAACAGGGCGATTTCATTCGAAACAGCAAGCCGTCTGAGCTTGGCTCGGTAGGGTCGAAATACGTCATCACGGGCTGGCTTTGCACCGTTGCCGGGACGCCCGGCACATGGGTGGCATGCCGCTCTCTCACGGGAAATTGATCCAATGCGAAGCCTGAAACCTGTCGCGCCGGCTCAGATCGGCGCGGTATGGCCGCGTCTGCGCGCGCCGCTTGAAGATACCGGAGCATCCGATGGAACCATCCCTGAAGACGTCTATTGCGCCATCAAGATGGGCGGCGCGTCGCTTCATCTGCTGATGGTCGATGACGTCGAATGCGGCTTCGTGGTGCTGCGCGGAATTCAGGATTTCGACGGCGCACGCCTGCACATCTGGGTGCTTTATGCAAAGTCAGACGTCGATGTAATGGCCGAGTTTAGCGACGAACTCGACAACCTCGCTCGAAATATCAATGCAGCAAAGATCACGTTCGGAACCAGCCGGCGTGGGTGGGAGAGGGTCGCCCCCCGCTACCACTTTCAGGTTCGAGAAATCGTCTATGAAAGGAAGATCAAATCATGAATAGCGGTGGCGGCGGTAGCAGCACCCAGACTCAGTCACTTCCGGGATATGCGCAGCCATATGCGCAACAGATCCTGCAACGCGGCTCTGATCTGTCTAACCAGCAGATGCCGCAATATGGCGGCCAGCTTGTAGCGGGTCTCACCGACGGGCAGCAGTCGGCCATTAATGGCATCAACGCCCAAGCCGGCCAGTCGAACCCGACACTGAACGCAGCGAATAGCGCGGTGCAGGGCGTCGCGGGTAATGCGAACAACCCGTACAAGACTTCGAACCAGTACATCGGGCAGAACGTTCAGGCGTCGCAGAATCCCTATGCGACGATGAACAATCCGTATCTCGACGCGCAGGTGAACAAGGCGCAGACGGACCTGACGAACCAGTACAAGAATGGCACCGCGGCGCAGACGATGGCGCAGTTCCGCAATGCTGGCGCGTTCGGCGGCTCGGCCATGCAGCAGTATCAGGATCAGCAGAACAATCAGCTCGGTAACGCGCTGACGAACACTGAGGCGCAGTTGCGCGGCAATGCATACGCGAACACGCAGCAGGCAGCCGGGCAGCAGGCCGCGCTCAACACACAGACGGCTCTCGCGAACCAGTCGAACAACCTGAACGCGACACAGGCCCAGAACGCGCTGAACAGCCAGAACTATCAGAGCGCGCAGACCAACGCGTTGAGTGCGGCCGGTCTCGCGCCGGGCCTGAACGCCGCGAACTACTACGGCTATCAGCAGCAGCTCGGCGCCGGCCAGACGCAGCAACAGAACGACCAGAACCAGCTCAGCGGCCAATATCAGCAATGGTATAACCAGGCCTACTCGCCATATCAGCAGCTTGGCGTGCTGCAAAGCGCATTGCAGGGCGCGCTTGGTAATGGCTCGCAGGGCATCACGACCTCGACGCAAAGCGGCGGAAGCAATGCCGCTGGTCTGCTCGGCGGCGGACTTGCGCTGGGCGGCGGTCTCCTGAAAGCGTTCGGCTAAGGAGGCGGGC